ACCGACGCGGTGTATCGATTCTGCAAGGCGCGCCAGCATCGCCGCGTGTTCGCGATCAAGGGCGCTGCGGCGCGGGCGAAGGAGATTCTCTCGCGCCCGAGTGAGAACAACCGATACCGCGCAAAGCTGTTCGTCGTCGGCACGGACACGGCCAAGGACGCGATCTTCGGCCGGATGCGCGTGAGGCAGCCGGGGCCGGGGTACATGCACCTGCCCAACTGGGTAGACGAAGAGTACCTGGCACAGCTGACGGCTGAGATTGTGGTGCGCAAGTACATCCGCGGCCGGGGCACAGTGCGCGAGTACGTCCGTACGCGACCGCGCAACGAGGCTCTTGATCTGGAGGTCTACTCGCTGGCGGCTCTGCACATGCTGGGCGACCACTTCCGCGCCCGCCTCGGCGCCACGGCGGCGGCCCTGCGGCCCGACTCTGTGCCGCCTGACTCGGCGCCGCGTGCCCGCCGCATGCGGTCGGGCGGTGTCTGACGCTCGCGTGACTCTCGCTCGCAAGGGTCCGGCGGGTGTAGCCTCGGAGCGTGTCCGCGATCACGCTCGATCAAGCCACCGCCCACCGCGACGCCTGGCTCGCCGCTGACCTCGCGGTCGCGCAGAACCAGGCCTACACAGTCCAGGGCCGAAGTTTCACAAAGGCGCACGCAGCCGAAATCCGCGCCAATCTCGACTACTGGGAACGCCGCGTTGTCGAGCTGTCGCGCGGACCTTCGCGCGGCCCGCGCGTGCGATACGGGGTAACCGACTGATGCGCCGGATTCGTACCGAAGACGTCCCGACGACGATCGTTGACCGGCTCGTGAACTACTTCGATCCGATCAAGGGGCAGCGGCGGTTCCGTAGCCGCGCAGCGATGGCGCTGTCGGGCGCCTACGTCGGCGCGCGCAAGGACCGCCGTGCAACGCAGAATTGGCGAGCCTCGGACGGCTCGGCCGACGCGGATTTTCTCCCCGATCAGGCCACGCTCCGCGACCGATCCCGCGACGCAGCCCGCAACAACGCGCTCGGCTGCGGCGCGATCAACACCAACGTGACATCCGTGGTCGGCACGGGGCTCTCGCTGCAATCGGCAATCGACGCGCAGACGCTCGGGCTGACTCAGGACGAGGCCGAGGACTGGCAGGCGGCGACCGAGCGTGAGTTTCGCCTCTGGGCCGCGAGTCCCGCGGCCTGCGATGCTGCCCGCACGCTGCACTTCTACGCGCTTCAGGCGCTCGTTTTCCGCTCGACGCTTGAATCGGGCGACTGTTTTGTTTCGCTCCCGATGATCCCGCACCCGGCCTCAATCTACAGTCTCAAGCTCAACGTCATCGAGGCTGACCGCGTGTCGAATCCGTTAGGCAAACCGCAGACAGACGAGCTGGCCGGCGGCGTGCGACGCGGCCCGATGGGCGAGCCGATTTCCTACTTCGTGCAGCGCACGCATCCCGGCTCGATCTACTCGCGGTCGAGCGTGTGGGATGAGGTCGCGGCGTTTGGCTCGCAGACTGGCCGCCGAAACGTCCTACATCTGTACGACAAGCTGCGCCCCGGCCTGTCGCGTGGCGTGCCGTATCTAGCGCCCGTGCTCGAGCACCTGCGCGAAATCTCGACCTACACCGAGGCGGAAATCCGCGCGGCCGTCGTCTCGGGGATGTTCACGGCGTTTGTGACGACGGAGAGCGGCTCGGGCCTCGAAGTCGACCCGTCGGCGCCGTCTGGCTCGGCGTTGCCGGGCTCTGATATCAAGATGGGCTACGGTGCGATTGTCGATCTCGGCCCCAACGAAGACATCAAATTTGCCTCGCCCGCGCGGCCCAACACTGCGTTTGGCCCGTTTCTTGACTACATGTGTCAGTACACCGGCGTTGCCCTCAATCTGCCGAAAGAGGTGCTGCTGAAGTATTTTACGGCGAGCTATTCGGCGGCGCGCGGCGCGATTCTGGAGGCGTGGCGCTACTTCAACTGCCGGCGCGAGTGGCTCGCGATGATGTTCTGCCAGCCGGTTTACGAGGCCTGGCTCGAGGAGGCGATCGCGCTCGGACGCATCGAAGCGGCCGGATTCTTCGATGATCCGGTGATTCGCGCGGCGTACAGTTACGCCGAGTGGAAGGGCGACGCACCGCCGGAAATCGACCCGCTCAAGGCGGCAATCGCGGCAAAAATGCTCGTCGATGAAGACTTGTCCACTCGCACAGAACAGACGACCCGGCTCACCGGCGGCGACTTCGCAACGAACGTAAGCCGGCGCCAGCGCGAGGAAGAGCAACGACGCGAGGCAGGCCTTGGGGCACCCGCCGCGGGCGTAGCTCTTGCTCGCAGCGATCCCGCCTCCGACAATGGCGGCAGCGGCGCGGACGATACAACTGAGGACGCACCGGAAGAGGCTGATAAGTCGTGACGCTCGCAGAAGTGATTTACGGCCCTTGGGCGATTCGCCCCGAGATGCTCGCGACGATCCGCGACGTCTACGAGGCGCACGCTCGCGGCGAAAAGGCAGACATCCCGGCGATTGAAGCCGCGATCGGCAAGAAGCTCGAAAACAACCCGCCGCCCACCTACGCGCTAGCCGATGGCATCGCGACAATCGCCGTTAACGGCGTGCTGGCGAAGCGGATGAATCTGTTTTCCGAGATTTCCGGCGGCACGTCGACGCAAATGCTGCGCAGCCAGCTTGCCGCGGCGGTCGCAGATCCGGTCGTGCGCTCGATCGTGCTGGCGATCGATTCGCCCGGCGGAACAATTGATGGGACGCAGCAGTTCGCCGACGAAGTTTTCGCGGCGCGTGGGAAAAAACCGCTCGTTGCTGTGATCGACGGGACCGGCGCCTCGGCCGCGTACTGGATCGCGTCCGCCGCTGACGCGGTGTTCGTGAGCGATCAGACAACGCAGGTCGGCTCGATCGGCGTCGTAGCCACGCATACTGATTTTTCCGGCGCCTACGACAAAGCCGGCATCAAGAAAACCGAGATTACCGCGGGGAAATACAAGCGGATTGCCTCGGAATACGCGCCGCTGTCGGTTGAGGGCGCGGCGGTCATCCAAGAGCAACTCGACCAGATCTATGGCGTGTTCGTCGACTCTGTCGCACGTAACCGAGCTGTGGCGACTGAGGTTGCTCTTGCTCGCATGGCCGACGGGCGAGTATTTTTGGGGCAAGCGGCGATCGAGGCCGGTCTGGCGGACGCAGTCGCCACGATGGCGCAGGTCCGGGACCGATTGAAAGCCGGAGAGACGAAGAAAAGCGCGCCAGTCGCGCGAGGAACGGAGCGCAAAATGACGATCGAGGAAATCAGGGAAAGCCACCCCGAAATGATCGCGAAGATCGAGGCCGACGCAGTGATCGCCGCCGCGCCTGCGCTGCGCGCCGAAGGCGCCGCGAGCGAACTTGCGCGAATCAAGGATGTCGAGGCGCAATCGCTTCCGGGGCACGAGGCGCTTGTCGCCTCGCTCAAGTACGACGGCAAGACCACCGGGCCGGAAGCGGCCTCGCAGGTGCTCGCGGCCGAGCGTGCCAAGCGCGGGGACAAGCTCGCGGCGCTACATGCCGATGCCGCCGCGGCTGCCGTCGCCAAATCGACTGCGGCGCCGGAGGCGAAAGCCAGCGGCGCGCATGACGCGCGGCCGATCGAGGACCGCGCCAAGGAAGAGTGGGACGCGAGCGCTGAGACTCGGGCCGAGTTCACTTCGCTGGAGACTTTCACGGCGTTTCGCCGAGCGCAGGAAGCACGCGGCATCCGCCTGGTGAGCCGCGCCGCGGCGTAATCGGGCGCAGCGTTACACGACGTTACACGGAGCAGGAGACGACCATGACCACTCTGGCAGCCAATACGATCCGCGCGATGGAAGTCGGCGACCACAACGACATCGGCGTCATCGCCGCCGATATCATCTTCGAGGGCGCTGCCACCGGCGACAACGGCGCGGGTTACGCCCGGCCACTGGTCGGCGGTGACCGCTTCCTCGGCTTCGCGCTGGCGAAGGCCGACAACTCGGCCGGCTCGGCCGGCGACCTCAACGTCAGGCTTTCGGTCAAGGGACAGATCCAGTTGTCCGTCAGCGGCGCCGTCATCACGGACGTGGGACAGCCGGTCTACGCGACCGACGACGACACGTTCGTGTTCTTGCCGACGGGCGCCAGCTTCATCGGGCGCGTTAAACGCTTCGTTTCGAGCGGCGTCGTCGTCGTCGCCTTCGACGTCGAGTGCATGGTCGACCCGTACGGAGCCGGCCCGCGCGAGACGATCGCCGACAACAAAACGCTCGACATCGAAGACACCGGGAAGACGTTCTTCGTCACGACCGACGCGAAGGTTATCACCCTGCCGGCAACGGCAACGCCGCTGGTCGCGAAAATCGTGAACATCGGCGCGTTCGGCACCGTGCTCGTCGCGGTCTCGCCCGATGCGGCCGACAAGATCCAGGGACCGAACCTGCCCGGCACGGACAACAAGGACCACCTGAACACCAAGGCGACCGCGCGGCGCGGCGACTTCGTCGTCATCAGCAACGCTGGCGACGCAAACGGCCCGATCGTGCTCGAACAGGTCGGCACCTGGGCGACCGAAGGCTGATCGCCGACTAGCGGCGACGAGACGCAGTAACGAACAGCAGGAGCAACGCAAATGCCTGACCAGAGTTCACTTTCCAGCCGCGCGATCATCGGCATGTACTACGCCCGCCAGGAGCTCACGCCCGGCCTGGGCTGGGTCGACGGGGTTTCCAACCTGTTCAACTCCGACCAGGTCGGCGAGACATACGCGCATCTCGGTGCAGCGCCGAAAGTGCGTGAGTGGATCGGTGGACGCCAGGCGAAATCGCTGCGCGAACTGCCGCCGATCTACATCCCGAATGTCCATTACGAGGCGAGCCTCTACCTCCGCAAAGAGGACGCGCGGCGCGACAAGACCGGGCAGATTCAGGCGCGCATCGCCGAGTTCTACGACCAGGGCGTTGCCGACTGGGCATCCAAGCTCAGTGCGCTGCTGGTCGCGGGCGAAGCCACTGCCTGTTACGATGGGCAGTACTACTTCGACACCGACCACAGCGAGGGCGATAGCGGCACGCAGTCGAACGAC